GATAAGTACCACCACGCTTCTTATACTCTCGTACAAGCCATGCGTTAGCGTAAGCAGAAGGATAAACAGCAAATTTGCGTTTAGCTTCCGCTTTTACTCTAGAGTATAACGCTTTATTTACAGGAACATTCGCCACGTTTTTTACCTCCTTTCTTCTTTTTCTTCTTTTTCTTAGTTGTAGAATGATACATGATAAGAATTAGGTAGTTCTTAATATATTCTAAACGCAGTTTGCCCTAATGTCTCTGGTTTTGCCAAGTTAAATTGTTGTAGACAAAGATAACCAAATGCGTCAAAAGCATGATCAACTCCTAGATTTTTATTAGGAAGTCCAGTATTTGGTGCATATGTAAGAGTTCTTAGTGCTTTTATCAATTCTTTACATCTTGGATGAATAAAAGTTCTCTGATCTCCATTTGCATCAAGCAAGGCAGTATTAACAGCAGTAATCTTATCTCTTATCTTCCAAGGACTTTTTGGACTTAAAACAGTAAAACCAGATCTTCTCAGTATCGTATGATCTGTTACTCCTACTCCACTGGTTTTTCTTGCACTACCAGTAGGATCAGGACAAGCAATAATTCTTCGATCTACCCCATACCTTCTAGTAACTTCTTCAGCAAAATCCCAAGTGGTAGCACCACCTGTTAGCATGATTTCATCGAACACATATAGGTTATTGTCATGCTTATATGCACAAATTCCTGCCATAGGGTCAACGTTAAAGTCCAATCCCAGCAACAAGGGCATCATATGTAAATCCTGTACTTCCTTGTCAATATTGTCATCACTGAAGCTAACAGCGACCAAACCAGTAAGATTCTCAAAACTAGCCTCAAATTCCTGTCTAAATGTTCTCGCATCCAGTTGTGACCTTGCTGCTTCAACTTCCTCTGGTGCAACATTACCCCCTTCAATTGTAGTAAAACTCCATCTAGCCCAATCATCCCACTCCTGTTCACCACAAAAACACCACATATCATAAAACCAACTGGCAGTGCCGTCAGGTGTAGAAATAAACAAAGCCCAACCCTGTTTATCAGCTAACGCAGGTCTTATTACCTCTGCCCATACATCTCGATCCATAAACGCAGCTTCATCCAATACAACACCAGCTAGACTTCTACCTCTCAATGCCATTGCATTTTCTGTTCCCTTTAACTCAATACTCGATCCATTTATTAAATCTAACCTTAAATCTGTTTCATTCTTAGCTTTTACCCATACTTTAGGCACTAATCTCTTCAATTCCTTCCACGCAATATCCTTTGCCATCCGATATGTAGGAGCACAATAAAAATAAACTTCTCCTGGCCTGTTAATCGCACCCCTTAACAGTTCAATACAACTTAAATAACTTTTTCCAAACCTTCTTCCAGCAACCAGTACCCTAAATCTCTTATCACTATTAAATACCTCACCTTGAGCATACCTTAAACTGATCTCTTCCTGTTTTGTAGCTGTCATACACTAAAAAATAACAGAAAATTCAACTATTACCCCCTATTTATAGCCTATTTCATCTTTTTTAGGTTATTATTCGATTATTAACCCCCATACAGTAAGTCCGTGGCTTCCTCTATCTTTGATCCAGAAATTATTGCTAAAAGAAAAGCTAATATGGTCCCTCGTGGTACTGCTCAACAAGTTCAACAACGTGCTCAACGTCTATATTCCCGTCAACTAGAAGGTAAAACTACACGTTCTTTAGTCCTAGAACACGCAAAAATTGAAGGTATTTCTGAAGTAACAGCTTGGACTGATTGGAGAAAAGTTAAAGAATGGAATAAAGAAGATTGGGAAAAAGATAGAGAAAATCTTCTACCTCGTCTTCAAGCAATGAGAATCCGACTCTTCAATAAAGCTGTTAAAAAAGGTCAGTTCCAAACCGCTGCTCAAATCTTAGATAGCCTAGGTAAAGTTATAGGCGAATCTATAGAAACAGTACACATCCAGGCTCCAGAACTTTCAATAAAAGTAGAACCAAAAAATTAACTGATATATATTTAGGTTCCCCGTGTTATATATTGGCGTAAAAAATTTTGCAACTACTCCCCAGTAGCTACAAAATAAATTTTAATTTTAAGCTAGCTAGAAGACGCTAGGCGGTTAGTTTTATACTGTCTAGTGTTCTAGCCTCCTTACGTGGTTCTAGCTCTACAAATCCCTCATAGATATCAATAACAATTTTTAAATAGATATAGAATACTTTTTCCTCTACCTCTGCAATATCTCTAATAAAATAATCATCACTAGATTTTAATAGTTCTAATAAATTTTTAGAAATAATTTTTAAATCATCTTGACTGAATACAGTACTAGCCCAGCCCATAGTGTAATTTAATTTCTTATCTAGTAGCTCTTGTAGCTCTTGTAGTGTGATTGTATTTAAATTAATCATTATGCTACCTCAACAGCTTTGACAGAGTACCTATAAGCACCATATTCATTATCTAACTTATCTGCTTTGTTTCTAGCTCTAGTTCTAGTAGAGTAGGTACCAACAACATAAGAATCGGTAACAGAATCACCATAAAAAACAACTTGATACTTTGTTTTTATTCTTTTTTCAATTCGCTTAATAGCATCTTGATCTAATGTTTGACTCATAATTTGGAAGGTTTAATAACTTAATTTAATAATAACATAAATAATACTACTTTGCACCATATTAATATTATGTTAACAAATCAACATATTTAATATTAATCTGATATTTAGCTAGACAATAGCATGATAATATGTTTAAAATATATTATATCCTTTATTATTAACTAAAATCTATTATCTAAACATCATTAATATATTTTTCTATATTTTTGATATTTACATTTTATATCTTACAAATCAATAAAGGATATATATAAAAAAATTAATTTATTTTTAACCCTTCCAATGATTAAAAATTTATTCTTACTTAGTTCCTTGTTTGGTATCGGTGTATTATCAGCGATGGACTCAGGACTAAATAAAAGTACATTAAATCAATGTACTAACAACAATTCTAATACGGCTTGTGAATACCTTTTAGTTAATGGTACGGACTTTCAAAAGTCAATAGCTAGAAAAACATTATTAATTCGAGGTCTTTAATATGGAGATATTAATTTTATTTGGTGGCTTTTATGCCTTGTATGTTGTTGGTAATGCAATAGCAACAACACTTGACTATAACGAAGTAAACAAAACAAGGAGATATAAAAAATGAATTCAAAAGAAATTTTTAACCAGTTACAAGAATCAAAAGAAATTTTGCAAGCTATCGAAGAAATTCCAACAAGTAAATTTTTAACTTGTAAAGAGTACAATACAGTTTTATTAAAAATTGTTAGTGATTCATATGACTACAACAAAAATAAAGAGGCATACGATTTAATTTTAAGTAAATTATTTAATGTTTCTATAATTGAGGTTGAGCATTTAATAACCATACAAGAAATAAAACAAGAGCAAGAAAGAAGAATAAAAGAATTAAGTAAACCTCTAACAAGTAAACCAACAATAACTAACTCTTAATTGAGTTAGTTTTTTATTTTTTTATTATTATGAAAACTCAAAAAACATTTTGTAATTCTGACAGATACATATTTGATTTTAATATGTGTAGTTTTAAAAAAGGATTTGCACAATTAGAAACTACTGAAGACGCTAGTTACTTTGGAAATTGGATTAATTTTAAAAGTTTAGAATTAATCACTTATTGTGAAGGAGATTTAACAGTAATAAAATGTGATGATGTAGAAGAATTTAAAAAAGAACTTTTAAAAACTGTTAGTTGGTATAAAAAGAATAAATCTTTTATTGGTATAGATTTAATGTGTAGTGATGAGATTAAAAAAGATTTTAATAATTTAAATCTAGATAAAAATTATTATTTATATAAGTAATAGTTTCTTAAAGCTATCAAATAAATTTTTGATAGTTTTAAAAAACTATTTTATATAAATAGTTTTACTTGTAAACCTTCCAATTTTTAACCCATTATGGAGAATGTATTAGAACCGAAAGAGGCATTTAATCTATTTAAAGTCCCTTCAAAATTAGAAAACATTGTAACCGCTTTAATGGTTAGTATAATTTCTAATGATGAAAAGAGAATGAATGAAGCTATAGAAACTGCTGATTTTTTTGCTTTAGAATTAACTGCTAATGAATTAGAACTAGCTAAGTCATACGTAGTTAAAATATTAAACCATATTAGAAAAATAAATGGTTTATCACCTATGGGAGATATTAACAATGCTTGAGTATAACCCTATACCGACTAACA